TTTGTTGTAAGTTTTGACCTTCTAATCTGTGTTTTAAAACAAGTTGGTTATCTGTAGCTAAACTTGCATCAGCAGTTGTACAATCAAATTTAATAGAAGAAGCAAACCCTTGACCACTAGGAACATCTGTTGATTGAGATTGTGTAAATCTTACATCTGTTGTTCCGTTCTCAAAGTAATACATTCTATCTACAGTAAAATATCCTGGATCAGCACCTTTTGATGCTTCACTTGTACTCCTCTGTGCAATAGACATATCACCATTGATGATGAGATTACGGAAGTTAGCTCCGCCTGTAGATAAGCCTGCTGTAGGTATTGTTGAAAAAGCCATTATTCAATCTCCTCTGGAAATTCGCCAAGCGGTCTAGTAAAAGTACCGTCTTCTTGTTCTGTATATTCATATAAAGCTTTCAGCGCATCCACATCTGCCGCCGCATTAATAATTGTTTCCATATTATTAGAGGCTGTACGAACCGCCGCTCTATAGGTAGAGATATCTGCAGGTACAGAATACGCCGCAACCTCTGTCGCTTTCACGACATGCCAATCTGTTGGAGCAAGTAATCCTGCCGCCTGTTGTTTAATAACTGAAATCTTTTGTTCTTTTAATCCATACTGTTTGATATCACCTACAGCTTTATCGGAAGGAATCTCATCACCCTCTACAAATAAAACATTGTTTAAAGGTTTAGCAATAGGAGTACCGTAACTACCAGTAACAATCCCATTGTTAAAAGAGTATGTAATGTCCGTATTAATGTAATACGCTTCATCCTTTTTGTTTTCGGAATTAACATTGATCTCATAAAGTCCTATCGCATTCCTTTCTGCTTCAGTCCATAAGGTGAAAATTGTTTTAGGATATTGGATACCATTAAGTTCAATACCTTTGCTAGAAGATACGGTCTTAACGAATTGATTATTTTCTACTAGAGCAAACATTAGCTTACGTTCAAGCTCCTTCCTACTTCATATAAATTTGTACCATCACTTCTAAATACGAGAATATCTTTTGCCGCAGCTGTTGTAGTTAAAGTTGGGGCTGACCCGTTAGTGAACTTGTAAACAGCGTTGAAGCTCAGAGTTCTAGAACCTGTACCATCTTGAATAACCATCAATCCGTAGAAGCCACCTGCATTTTGATTTGTAGGAGCATTGAGAGTTCTGTTACCACCAAGAGTTACTTTCGCAACCTGTTGTGTTTCTAAGTTCCAATCAATCGTAGCACCATCTGTTAGCGTTGCTTCAGCTACATAAAGCTGTGTTGGAAATTGAAATGATGTATTGCTGTTGAACATGCTAGCAGTAATAGAGTTAGCACCTGGTGTAACTGTTTGAACTGCTTTACCAATGAACACTGCATACATCGTATCCGATGCAGATGTTGCTGCAGATAATACTAAGTTTGTTCCATCAGCTGTATATGCATAAGATGCACCTGGTTCTTGGCGCACGTTGTTAATGAACAAAGCAATTTCATTCTCGTTAGCTACAGGATAATCAAGCGTATATGTAGTTGTGGCACTGGTTGTAAAGTGCTGAACAGAGAAGGTTGTATACTTCTCGGCTGGTTGATTACCTATATAACTCAATTCTTACTCCTTATGTTGATATATCATCTACTGCAGAAACCCATACGTCTGCGGAAGATGCTGTATCAGAAACTACTTTTAATGCGTCGCCCGATTGGACTACAAATTTCGCGCCCCCGTCTAGTACCTGCAAAGCTGAACCTGCGGGAATTGGCGCATCTTTGACCAAGTAAATATCATTACTTGAATCATTGATATATACATCTACGTTAATCGCGCTAGATGTGATATTTGCGACTGAGATTCCAACTACAGTATCATATGAGTTTGCAGTAAAGAGGGTAGCTGCGGAAGTTCCTACCGCGTTAGAAGTATATCTTCTAAAATTTTGTGCCATTCCTTACTCCTTTATAATGCAATCGCCATTGCGATTACGAATCCACTTGATGGAACAGTTGTTAAGTCCTGCCCATTTACTGTTGTAACTTGGAGGTCAGCTAATGCATTGTATACATTAGTACCATCCGAATAAACAAACGCGTCACGACCAGCAGGTACAGTGAATGTTGTACCGCTTCCAGTTGTTAAGATTATGTCATTACTATCTGCTGTATTGTTTAATGCCAGATACACTGTTTCCAGTGCTGGTATAGTAACCGTACAAGTGCCCCCTGGTGAACCGCCGAAGTTAAGGACAAAGTTTCTTCCATCTTCGTCAGCGTAAGAAGTGGGGTCAGTAGTAAAGGTTAATGTATGTGTTGTACCTGATAACGTAACAGAAGCATAACCTGTAATCTTGTTCTCAAGACGTTTTAAGTTATCATTTGTTTGATCACCCCAGGTGTTATCGTTCTCACCTGTGGTCATTAAACGTAAGTTTAAGCCACCGCTACTCCAGGTAGATGCCATTAACTAATCCTTATAATTGCGTTACTTGCGTCTGCTGTTGGAAACTCAATGGTAAATGTACCATTAGAAACCGAATAATCTGCTCCGAAATCTAACACCATTACGGCGGAGTTAGAATCGTCTGTATTATAAATTATACAACCTCTTGTAGTAAATGTAGCACTTGACCATGATGTGTTAGCAAAATCACAAACTGCTGTTGATCCATCTAATGTTGGAGTGACACTTGTTAAAGTGTTACCGCCAGTAGTGTATCCACTACCATTAGCTAGCTCATCACTGTTTCCAGTTACGTCTGTGTAATTTGTGGTCGAGGCGCCGTATGTACCAGCTTGGGCTGATTGTGCTTTAATCAGAGCGATCTTAAAAGTATTACCTGTACCATTGGTAAAGTCGTGTTTACTTTGAAGAATCTCTTGTTTAAAGCTATTACATATTGCTGATGTAATTGCCATGCTTTATTGTCCTCTCTGCATTGTTCTTAGTTCACCATTACGAAACTCATCATTTCGCATTCTTACTTGTTCCTCATTCGCTAATGTTTGAATTGCTCGGTTATAATAACCTTGCCATAGTTCTATGGTTTGAGGTGTCTCTTTCATATATCCTATAGCTTCAATCAATGTACCGTATAGTATAGCGTCTGGGGCGTTATCACCTAGGTAAGTGTTTTGATTACCTGTTGATAACCCTGGAACTCTAATAGTATACCCTATTTCGACTGTTGTTGCAAGGGCTGGAGTTGGTCCAAACAAGAAATTAGTTTGACGGTTTCCACTTGTGTATGTCGTTCCAGTTTGATTTAAGGCATAGTATCGCACTGTGCCTGTATCAGTTGAAGGATTCTTGCTGTACTCTTTGATGAATGACTCATCTTTTTCCAGTAGAAAATCCCCGTTCTGAATCCTTAGATAACGCGGTATCACCATGTCCGAAGGAACAGCCACTGTTGCCGTGCCCCCTGTCAAGGATAGCGTTGAAACTTTTCTGAAAGCAGTAAGGTCTACTTCTTTGGCGATACGTAATTCCGCTAATTCAATACATAAATCAATAGGAGCTTTGCCGCTACCTGTTGCTGTAGTGAAAGACGTAGATTGGTTTTCTAGCCAATCTTGTACGTTTTGTTTAAGTTGATTGTATGTTAATCCCATTATGTACCCCAAGCATTAGCGCCCCAGGAATCTATACCCCATCCTGCGTTGTCTATTGCAATTGATATTGTACCAAATCCTGAGCTAAGTTGCAACCCGTCTGCGTCTTCTCCTGTGTTAATTATTGGAGTACCGATACCCGTTGCTGCTGATTGACTTGGTGATGTTATTGTTGAGCTTGCTTGGAATGTTAATGTTCCATGAGCTGTTGCAGATGATTGACCATCTACATTTTCTTGAGCACTAAAGTTTGTTGAACCTTGTGCTGATGTTAAACTTTCGCCTGTAGCTACATGAGTGGAGCTAGCACTTAAAGTTAAATCACCTCTAGCTGTGGCTAAAGATTGACCTGCCACATTTTCTTGAGCGCTGAAACTTAGTGAACCAAATGCTGTTTGTAGTAATTGTGAGTCTGCATCTTCTGCAGTGTTGATAGTAACAGAACCGCGTGCTGAACTTAATGCTTCACCAATTAGAGTGTAGCCTGTAGCAATTGTTGGAATAGTAAATGCAGTTTGGAGTAGCTGTGTATCTGCTTGCTCTCTTACATTAATAAAAACTTTACCTATAAAAGCTTGAGCTGGTGGTGAATAAGCTGAACCATAAATACCAAAGCGTACGGTTGTAGGTACGTTATCTACATCTGGTCTAGGATTATCTAATGATGTGGCTTCGGGTCCGAGCTTCGGTGGTGTAAGCTGTGGGTGTTTGGGCTCCCAATCTTTTTTATAAACTCGAAGCCCATTCCACTCTGTTCGCGCATCTTTGTAGCGTATCTTCCTGCCTGAACGATCGTCTATCAGATATGCATATTTACCTGAAGCTCTTTTAGCCATCGCTCTTAGTACCCGCGAATCTTAGGTTGAATATAAAAACTTGCTCTTTCTCTATCCTCTTCTTTTGCAAACTGCCACTCTTCCAAATAAATAGATTTTAATTCGCCGCGTCTAGCCGCATCTACTTTTGCTGGATTCTTGTTAGCTAATTCAAAAGCTAATCCGCTAATTAACGCAGGCAAATATCTTCTAGGGATATCTGGGTTTTGAGTGTAGGTATCATTTACATCTTGTGGATATCTGATTGTCCAACAAAGTAATTGATAATAAGTTTGATTGGGTTGAGGAAATAAATGAATCGTATGTGACCCTGCACCTGAAGAATCAAATTGGCTGTTACGTTCAACTGCATATTGAACAGGTTTGCCGCTTGTTGATTTGTTAGGGTAGTTTAAATATTCAGATAAACTGATTCTTTCACATGTAGTATCAGTCACGGGTGATGTGTTTGTATCACGAACTGCCGCATCTAAGATGTCCAAGTATTGACCTGAAGCCATAGTTGCGGTTGACTGACCTTGTGTGAGATTGATTGTAGTTAAGTCAAGAGTGAATAGATTCACGCCTTCGTTAACCCATTTAGTTAAAAGTAAGTTAAGGGAACGTCTAGCTGTTACTAAGTCGTAACCCGACTTAAGTTCTAATCCGACGCGCTCATGCGCCTCTTGTATTATCTCAGCTATGTCTAAGCTGAATGTATATGTGCCAGAAGTTGCC